GCCAAGAGCACATTCCATCTGCCAATAATCTCTCTTCGGATGAGGCAATGTTTGCTCATATGTAAAGAAATAAGTATATCCTTCAAGAGGTATACCAAATCTTTTAGCGAGAATATCATTTCGAACAGAAGGGTTTGCTTCGGCTCTTTCAACGTCATTTTGATAAACTTCGTAAGAAACACTTTGACCCAGATTAGGATTTGCCTTAAGCCACAACTCAGGCTTGTTAACTTCGGTTACATCGTCAAGCTTATACCACCAAATAGAGGTGTTGTAAGCTGCATACTCCCCTTTCAGGATCTTCATAAGCTCCATCTTGGTAGTATCGCCGGGACCGTTTCGAACAGTACCTTCAGAACTCGTTGCAATGATCATGTAGTCAGCAACGTTACCCTTACTTGCACCCTGCTCTATAGCGCCCACAACATCTTCCCTGACATCGCCGGACAGCCACTCATCGACCGTTGCAACCTTACAGCGAAGACCCTGTAAAGCGTCTATATCCATCGGCCTTATACGCACTATAGAATTTGTCATGAAATTCTGTATGCCTTTTTTGGTCGATGCAAGCTTTTGACGATTGGCTCTAGAGCCTGTGGTGTTTTGCAGTGAACCTTCGGTCAGGAACTGAAATACGGGTCCTTTGGCTCTTGTAATAGCTGTTCTGAGAGGAGACAACACCTCATCAGCCTGATCCATAGTTGGTGCAACCGTTACCTGATCCGTAGTATTTAAATCGACATTGAGAACATAGCCTTGAATACACGTATCATACAGTGTCTTGGCAGCGCCTCGTCCAACTATTAAATACTGTTTTTCGATTAATCGTTTCTTTATTCTTTTGCGAACATATCTACCGCCGTGTCCGTCTGGATAAGGCTCGTATACACTTCGTTCAACAAAGTAGTACCAGCCAAATAGTTGTTCGCCCCAAAGTTTAAAGCTGTCCATTAACCGAAGATCGGATCCATCGGTAAGTGTCAGTTCGTTTTCGCAGAATCTTATCCAACCCTCGACTTTATCTGGATCGTAATAAATACCGGGATTGGCTATAAGATTATCAATCCGACGCATTTCGAGATCTATTGTCTCGCATATCGGAATTTCGCCTCGCATAACGGCCTCTCTAAACCGGCCGTAATACTTAGGCACAGCCGTGTTTGAGAGTGACATATTTATTTACCGCCACCGCCTGATGGAACAATCGGCCACTCGGTCCCCGCAAATGTATTAAGAAATCTCGCAAGGGGATTATATGCCTTGATAGCATTTTCACCGAGAGTACCGACATCTCTCATAAGATTACTGAAGTCATTAAACTTCTGTTTGCCTGTTCTAATGCCCTCTCTTGTCAGGGCACCAAGATCACGCTGCTTGCGATAACGAGTTATAACATCATCAATGTCCTTGTTGCTAAACTGATCAACATGTTTAAAAGCCGACTTTATATCGCCCTTCTCGATTACTCTTTGTTTCTCCTCATCCGTCAGTTTTTCTACTGGCTGGGGGACATTTTTCTTAAGTTTTCTCGCATTTCGAGCGGCTCGTCTTGCCTCCTTTTTGAGACGTTTTTCGGGATATCCCTGGTACGGTCTTTTCCCGCTTCCAAGAGGATAACGGCCGGAGCCGACCTTAGCACCATCAAGCTTTCCACGCCCGACGTGCATCAAATAGTCATCCATTATGAATTATCCTCCTTCTTAACAGCTTCGACTTCCACATTAAGTCTCGATTCAAACTCGTCCGACTGTCTCTTAAACGATTCCAACACATATGAGCTTGAAGGCGGGTCAAACAGCAGTTTCACTCGAAGATACATATAGCTCTTAACAAGATTGAGATTCTCGCTTTTCCCTGTCAAGAAGCTGTTCCATGTTGCAGAGCTATCTTCGATAGAAAAATAACTGGCCGGACCGACGCCCAACTGATTCAGTATGATAAAAACGGAATTAATGTGAAGAATGATGACTGCGTCGAAGCTGGTATCGCTCTCAGCAATACCAACTGCCTTCTTCACTGAGGTCAGTATGCTCTCGTTCATAGGCATCAGCCTCCTTTGATGATAAAAAACATAAAAGCCCGGGAGGTATGAGCAGTCATTCCGGGCTTTTACATCTTCCACGGACACATATCATTCGGTGACCGTGTAACAAAACGAGGCACAACAATCTTATCTGCCCCGTAATGTATTAAATTGTGTGTGGTTTTGGAAACGCAAACAAGAAACTCCGGATTGAGTATATCAGGATTACGCTCCGCAACATCTTGAGAAGTTATGGGATTCATATGATGTATGATGATCTCGTCGTAAAGATCATAACCCGGCATAGCCAGATCACAGCCCATATCTCGGACAATTATTGCATCTCTTATCTGTCCCCATTCGTCGGAGTGATAAAACCGTTGCCCAAGCAAACGCTCGATATTAAAATATCCGGGACCGTCTTTCGCCGGCAGACGCAGATACTCAAAGCGCTCTTCAAAGCTGTTAAGTCTTATAAGCTCAGAATATGTCCTCGTCAAAAGACTCCTCGCTTTCTACGCCCTCGCCGTTTCCGCTGTACATACGCATTGCGGCAATAGCCTTTGCATAAAGCTCCCGGCTGTCTTCTGCATCTCGTATAGACTTTGTCTTGGCGTCAAGAAGTTCCTTCTGCTTCTCCATGATTTCTTTCTCCAGCCGCTCTTTTGTGGTAGCGAGTTTGAGAAAGTGCACAAGAAGTGTAGAGGTCGCGGTACCATCTAAAATCCTTCGTTCTGCTTCATCGATTGCCAAAGCTATAAGCTGGTTCTCTCTGGCTTCCGGAGTGAGAGCCGGCCTTATTTTTGCCTGGGGGGTATCTTCTGATTTCTTGGGCTTACCTTTAGGCATTCAGACCGGCCCTCCTTTCCATTTTGATTTTTCAGTTGGTCTTCTTCCCTACCAGCATGCCTACTCGCTTGAAAAGTTGATCAAGTCCTGTCGCGCTGAGTCCGGAGAAGATACCCACAGCTATCGCTGTAAGCACATCCCGGGCGGGGAACTCCGGCATGGTGTACATAGCCACCGGACCGAGAATTCCCCCTATAACGCCGCATACGATAGGAATCCAATCGGTGTTGATCTTGGTGATCTTTACCGCCTCGCCAACAAGAAAGCATATTACTGCTATGGCCGGGACAACTATCATTCCTAAAGACTCGAAATCCATAATTACTTCACTCCTTGTATCATATAATACTGAGCCTGCTTCGTGTTGATCTTGGCAAAACTCTCACCGCCGTTAATACCGGCAACATGTCCGCCATCAAGCATTATTGCGTACTGAAGTTTAAGCTTCTTTGCAAAGGCATTGACCTGTGCAGCGGTCATATTCTCGCAATAGACCATGTAGAAGTGATTGTTCTTATAGCCTATCATCGAGTGATTGGTCTTACGAAGCACGTCGGAAAAGTCCGTAGTCTTTCCGTTGTATGTAAGCTTTGTGAAACCCTGTCCGGCAGTGTCGTAGCAGTCAAGAAGTCCGAGACCTCCGACAGCCCACTGAACATTCTTAGGCAGCTCATCGGTATTCAGAACTACCTTAATACCCACAGTGTCGTTTTTCAGTCTGTAGAGAACTGTCTCAGGCTTGTTGTAATAAGGTGCATGACAGGCGTATTTCTGCCTCACGATACCGTCCTGAACTAAGATGCTGCAGGGCTTATTGCCGGAATAGAATGAGCCGTTGATAACGTTGCTGTAACCACTGAGATTACCGCCCTTACCCTCAAAAGGTATAAGGTTATTTGCAATGATGACAGGAGCATTGTAGATTTTGAGCGTTAACGGGAAACAGTCCGCACCAACAAGACATGCAATGTCACTAACGGTCTGTGTTCCTATCTCTCCATCAACGATAGCACCAATGGCAGACTGAATAGCCTTAACCATTCGTTTCTCGTTAGAGGTAGCGCCTTTAACTATGTCCATGGACTTGTCACCTCCAGTGGCCTTGTTATAAAGAGAAGGACGAATATAACCATTCACGGGGAATTCGTCTGTATTACGAGATCGTTGCATAACCTCGCCACCATTACTTTGGTTGCTCATACTGGTATTGCCGTCTATAGTAGTAAGAACGTTTCCGGCTTTCATCTTCAAGATTCCAATATGGCCCATCTTGAATATAACAAGATCGCCGGGTTCGGGGTCTGTAACTATACACCAGGGAGCATTCTTTTTGTACCAGCTAAGTAATTCTTTACAAGAGGCGGTGCCACCCTCAGCCTTTGTCCTCCCCAGAACAGGCTGTATGACTCCCGCCTCATTATGAATTTTCTGCTGGAACGTCACGCACCAGGGGTAATCCCCGCTTACCGGTTTGCCGTAATACCAGGTGTTAAATATAACATTGTTTGAATTGCGGGGACTTTCTTTAACCCCCAGATAACTTATTGCTATTTCAAGTGGGGTCATATGTTACCTCTACCGGTTCCGCCGGATCTATCGGTATGTCCGTCTCTTCATAGGTGTACCGCACCGGCTCCACGTCGATAGCCTCGTCATAGATGGTATCGGTTTCCACCTGCCGTATCTTCATGCTTTTATCGGAGTAGGTACGGACAAGCTTCACTCCATCGGGCCTCGTCATGTAATTTTCCTGTACTATCATGTTTACCCCCTTGTAACGCCCACCATCTGGCTTGCGTAAGCTGACCAGTTAGTGGCAGATTGGAACTCCGAGAGAAGTGTGGAAGGGACAAGAATTTGCATATCTGATGGAGTAGAATCAAACGCATTAACATTTGCAAGACTTGGCACAGTTGTAAGCTCGGACAAATCAACTATTGCGAGACTGCCGTCAATCTGGCATAGAGTTGCTGGAATCGTCACCGCGCTCTTAAAAGTAATTTTAGTCAAAGAATAGCAATAACTAAAAGCCTGATTTCCAAGGGTTGTTACTGAAGACGGTATTTCTACTTCTCGTAAAGATCTACACCCATAAAAAGCTGCGCCGGAAATAGTTGTTACTGTTTCTGGAATTATAAGTTTTTCTAAGTTGAAACAATTTTGGAACGAGCTATTTCCGATACTTGTAAGTGAATTAGAAAGCTCAACTGTACGAAGACTATAACACGAGCCAAAAGCAGAATTACCAATAGATAAAACATTTGGAATTTTAACTTTTTCTATACTACGGTTGTCGCTATAAGCATAATTAGGAAGTGTCGTAGCGCAAGCAATAATAAGTATATTTAATGCATATGCTGAAGAACTAGCAGTGCTAAATGAAGTCACGCCATCTGGTATAAATAACCGTGTTATAGCACTACTTCCTATACCTATTGCACATATACGCAAACTTGATGGTAGACTTATAAATTTCATCGAATAACTAGTGAAAGGATTACTAACTTGTTCGGTGCCAGCAGGAATAATAAGACACTTCAAAGCGTCGCACCCGTGCATAACATAATTTGCATTAAACATACTAGTTGCATATGACGGAATTGTGATTGTTCTTAATTCACCTAATGCTCCCAAAGAATATTGTTGAAAATAAGATATATTATTACCAAGTCTTATTGCTTTAACGGAATATTGATAAGCCTGATTTAATCCACTATATGTATTTGTTCCTGAATAAAGTAGATATGACCTAACGTTATTCCCTCCACATATTCCAATTTCTCCCTCTACAGCACTAATTTTAACTGTATAAAAGCCAGGAGTTAGATATATATGCGTTGTATTTTGTCGAACACTAACGTCTGTACCAGTAATAATATCTAATGAGGTATTATCTCCCCAGTCTATGCTTGCTTTGCCGTTGACTCCAATACCACACACAGGAGATAATCTACCTTCAACCATTTTAATATCGATTTCCGTAGCTCCGCTGGTAGTGATGTACATCTGGCCTATATCCAGCATTCCGTAGCTCTGAACGTATGCCTTCGCGTCAGCCAGAGACCAGTTCCACCCCTGCGCAGTCAAGCCCTCATGTGAAGGATTTGCCGGCATAGCGGAAAGGGCGAGAAAATCCTCAGCGGAATAAGAATTAACTATTGTACCATCGTAGTCGATAAAACGTACGTCATCTTCTGAACTGGCACTACCTCCTCCGCCTGAGGGAATAGAGTCAATGGCGTCAACAAACCCGGCAGGATAAGTTAAAGGAGCAGAGGTCCCACCTTTAGTCCTGATAGCGTCTGCAATACTGGTGAGTTCACTATCGGTTGTAATGTAATTCGCCATTAGAACTCCACCCCCTGCGCATTAGGCAGCTCAGCAAGCTTCTTTTCTATATACTTTGATGGGTCAGCCCTGTAAATAAGGTCGATGTCCCCCGTGTCCGCCCAGATGCTATTGTCACCCGGCAGGGTCTTGACCTCAATGGGGTCAAACTCTGCGCTTGTCGGGGTTGCGAGGGGATAGACAAACTGTGCGTCAGACAGGCTTGCGGCCAAATCGGCGGCAGTTGAATACCTGCTGTCCCTCACTCTCAACCGTCCGCCGCTGGTAAAGCCACAACAGTAATCATCAGTGTTGCTTCCAGAGGGTACGGCGGTTTTATACTTGTTGCAGAGCAATTCTGCCCTGCGGTCGAGGTCGAGTGTCGTCACAATATTGGCAGTTTCAAAGTAGTTTGGTGTAACGGTGGTTATAAGGTTCCAAACGCCAAAATTGTTGGTACTGCGCATATCGCTGACAAGCTCCCCCGTAGCCACATCTGCGGAGCCGCCTAACACCTCGTCCGTCCATGTGGCGGTGTAGGTGTCGCCGGAATAGGGTGCGTAGGTGTCATCAGCAACCGATGCCAGACGGAGCATAGGCAAGAATGTCAAATTATTAACTGTTACACCAGATGCGATGCGTATGCACACTCTAAAAGATGACCCACTTGGAGTGAAAGCTGAAGAACCAGAGCCATAATCAAAACTGCCAGAGATACCTGTCCCCGCGTCAGTTCGAGCGTCCAAGCGATAAGTGTCCACTCCACCACCAGCAGGACAACCAGAAAGAATAAAACTTTGACCTTTTGGGTCTATGTTCCAAGCAAAAGTATAGACAATCAAAGCAGTTGATGTGCCGTTACAAACCACCGTTCCATTTGCTGTGCGTGTAAAGGTCACGCCACTTTCGGTATAAACGCTTGACCCATAATTAAGCCAATTTTTTCCTATCCTTGTTATCTCCGCCCCTGTCCAGCCCGTGATGGGACAAACATTAGAGTAGGGAAAGTAGGTCGTGACGGACGAAGGATAATTGACGGCAACAGTATGTGACGCACTCACCACGCCAAGCCGGAAAAATACGGCATTAGAGGGTGATGTAATCGCATGGGGTGTGACATCAGCGTTCTGTGCGCTGATAAACGCTTTTGAGCTATCATACCAACATACAATAAGCGCATAGGTGTCGCTGACCGCCGTGCCGTTAAGATACGCCGCAAAGTAATACGCAGTAGAAGGGTCGCATGGCTGATAATTCTCGGTCGCCCGACGAGTTGGGTAACCGCTCGGGTTATAGTTGTAATTGCCTGTCGAAACATCAAGCCATGCCCCTGTTACAAGGTCGCTTTCGTTCAGACGATTAGCCCCACCCCCCGCAGGCCACGGCGCATCGTAGCCATTAAGGTCTTGCACGGGCGTTATCTGCGCAACGAGGGACTTGACGGGCACGTTGTCAGCGCCGTCTGAAAAATTGGCGATGGAGCCGGAGGCCGTATCGGTGGGAAAAGCGGCAAGGGCGTAATCTTCAGAAGATGAAACTTGTCTAAGCTCATCTGCCACTGTAGTCTGTTCAACATCAGCAGCATTCCAGACTCCGATGTGAGCTTTGGTGAATCTGTAAATATCATCGTTGTAAAAGACCAGATCATCTTTAACATACGATGCACTACTACTAAAAAGCGGTATAAAATTTTCAGCAACTCCGTCTATTGCTTCTATTGCATCATGTATTGCACCACGGACCTCTTCTCCGTAGGTCGCATTAAGTATAAGTTCAAGTGCTTCTTGTACAGTCATAAGATAGATGCTCCTTTGTGAGAGAAATAAGGTTCGTGATCTTTGCAGTAACGCTTACCGCGGTTTACGGGGACCCAGAGAACAGAAAGTTGGCGTAACGATTGTTCTATATGAGAAAAGGAGACAGAAGATGCCAAATATCAGGAGGCCATAAGGAGAGCCAGGAGAAAGGCTGTTAAGGCAAAAAAGGAGGTAAGAAAGTCCCCGTAAACCCTGGTAAACGTTACCGGAAACAAAACCAAAGGGGAGGTCAACCCAAAACATTTTGAGCAAAACCTCCCCCGGAGAATTTTTGAGG